TCAATAACAGAGTTTAATGATCTTCATGAATACATGAAGGACGACCAATTAGACAAGGCACTTGCCATTGTTGTAAAGCTATTAATGAATCCAGATGTGCCTTCTTCTAAAGCCCCGTATCTAATTATAGAGCTTCAAGCAATGTCTACTAAATTTGCTATGCTAGCATCTCATTATTCAACAGTTGCAAAAGACAAGGCTGGTACAGTAAACAATAATAAGAAGAATATTTATTACTCAGCAAAGGAGTCCATAGACAAACTTGTAGATGCACTTAAGTATGTCGTTAGGTATAATTCATAATGGGTAGAGAAATTGTAAGTAATTTAAAGTTCAAGAAGTCTCTTGGTAAGTTTGACACAGAGTCATTTGCCAAGATGTTAAATGATGCATATCTAGACACTAAACGTGGTGATCAAATAACAACTAAGAATTCTTTTAGCCCTAGCCTTTTGGGGTACGGACATGGAAATTGTCCTAGGTACTGGTACTTGGCTTTTAGTGGGGTAATGTTTATTGATAACAACGATGCAATTGCCGTTGCTAATATGGCACAAGGTACTCAGGCTCACGAAAGAATCCAAAAGCTTGTGGCTAAAATGGGAGTTATGCGCCACGAGGAACTTGAAATTAAAAATGATTACCCACCTATCAGAGGCTTTATCGATCTCGTATTAGACTGGGAAGGCGAAGAGGTAATTGGAGAAATTAAAACAGCAAAGCAAGAAGTTTGGGATGCTAGACAGTCTACCATGTCTCCTTCACCTAACCACCTCCTTCAATTGCTTACGTATATGAAGTTAAGAAAAGCAAAAGAAGGGTTTTTCTTGTATGAGAATAAGAATACTCAAGAAATTTTGTTGATCCCTATTGTATTAAATGAAAAAAATAAACAAATTATAGAAGAACTATTTGTGTGGATGTGTGAAGTTTATGATAATTTTAAAGATGGTGGACTTCCTATGAGACCATTTACAAAGTCTACATATTCATGTAAAAATTGTCCAGTCAAAAAAGAATGCTGGGACGGACCACTCGGAGAAGTTCAGATATCTGCTTACGAGGTAGTAAAGTAATGATCTGCGCCAACAAGGAGTGTGCTAAAGAGTTTGAAGCAAAGACGCATAATCAAAAATATTGTACTGACGAATGCTGCCGTGTCGCTACCAATCGCAGAATTATGGAAAAGTATTATGAAAAAAAGGCAATTAGAAACGGTGCAAGGCGAGAATGCCATAAGTGTAAGGGTGTCCTTAGCAGGTATAACGAGTCAGATGTTTGCTCAGCATGCCAAAAAAGAATTAATTTAGAAAATAGAAATAAGATGCTGGGGAGAATAAATGAAGTTAGCTGACCTAGTAAAAACTAAAGCCTCCAGGGTTCTCGGTATAGATGCTTCAACTAACTCAGTTGCTTTTTGCCTAATGGAAAACGATAATCCTATTAAGTGGGGTAAAATAGAATTTGTTGGCGCCAACATATATGAAAAAATTCATGATGCCAAGGTTAAGACTCACGCTATGCTTGAGGAATTAAAGTCAGACTATATTGCTGTGGAGGGAGCCATTCTTGTTAGATCTCCAGATGCTGTAATAAAATTGTCTTATGTATACGGCGTAGTTATTGCTGAGCTTATGTCTACAGGAGCGCAAGTAATAACAATATCCCCCTCATCTTGGCAGGCTTACATAGGAAATAAAAATCCAACTAAAGATGAAAAGTCTGCTATTAGATTAAAGAATCCAGGTTATGCTGATTCATGGTATAAAACTCAACTACGAAATATGCGTAAACAAAGAACCGTGGACTACTTTAATAACAAGTACAATCTCTCGTTAGATGATTTTGACGTTGCAGATGCATTTGGCATTGCACATTATTCAAATAGGGTGCTGACGGAAAGATGATGTGTGAACACGTATACGTAGATTTAGGACCTGGACCCTGCGGTAGCTGTGGCCTTGAGTCTCACAACATGGACTGGAAAAAGCAAAATCAAATGATGAGGCAGTGGCACATAGATAATCCGCATGCTGAATATGGCGGATGGATGTCGATATGAAGCTATACCAAAGTAAAGAGTGGCTATATAGAAGATATGTAGTTCAAAAAAAGACTGTTACTGAGATTGCTATTGAATGTAATACTTCTGCAATGACTATACAGAGATACCTAACTAAGTTTGGACTAATTAAAAAGCGATGAATATACTAGAGCTTGGGTCTGGATCAGTCCCTTTACAAGGTGCCGTGCATCATGATAGAATAAAGCATTCCGAATGGATAGATGTAGCATGGGACCTAGAAGTTATTCCTTGGCCCTGTGAAAATGAAAAGTGGGATGAAGTCTATGCAATTGATGTGTTTGAGCATCTAAATACAGAAATTGTAGATTGGCTGTCTGAATGTCATAGGATACTTAAGGTCGGCGGAAAACTTACTTTAAGACTTCCAGCATGGGACAACGAATTATCTTATCGTGATCCAACGCATAAGAAAGTTTTTCACCATGAAACATTTGACTATTTTGATCCTGAAAAAGAATTGTATGAATTGTTTGGAAGGTACTACTGGGATAACGTTCCGTTATTTCAGGTGACATTTGTAGGTAGAGAAAATAATGACCTACGATTTGAACTGATTAGGATATAGTATGTTAAAGCCAGTATTTGAAGATGTAACAAACTTTAATTGCAGTGACTTGTATTTAAGATCTGTTGGTGCTCCAGCAGGTAGTAAAATATGGTCAGCCTGCCATGAAATAGCACATATGTTAATTGAAAAGAATATCTCATATGGAAACTCAGCCCTAGAGCCTGCTAGAATATTTTCAACGGCGGACTCAACAGAGCAATTAAAGGTCCGTATTGACGATAAACTAAATAGAGTAAAGAACAACCAAGGCTTTGCAGGAGATAATGACGTAGATGACCTTATAGGATATTTGGTTCTATATAAAATAGCTAGATCTCAGGTTGCTATTTCAGTCGACTAGAAGTATAATGGTTATCTATGGAAATTGAATTAGCAGACCATTATGACCGTATGAATACGGTTGTATCAGAATTACTAAAGGGTAGCACCCCAACACAAATTGCCACAATCACTGGATTTAAACGTGCAGAGGTTGTTGAGTTAATTGATGAGTGGAAAGACGTAGTTAAAAATGACACGGCTTCTAGAGACAGGGCCAAGGAGGCAATATCTGGTGCTGACCAGCACTACGCAATGCTAATTAAAGAGGCCTGGAAGACCGTAGAGGACGCAGATCAGGCTGGGCAACTAAATGTTAAGGCTACCGCCCTAAAGCTTATAGCAGACATTGAGACCAAGAGAATCGGCATGCTACAAGAGGTTGGTCTATTGGATAATGTTGAATTGGCGGAACAAATTGCTGAGACAGAAAGAAAGCAAGATATTCTAATTAATATATTAAGAGATATCTCTGCTGAATATCCAGAGGTAAGAAATCAAATTATGAAGAGACTTTCTCAAGTAACTAATGAGACTGAAGGCGTTGTCATAGAGAGTAACGTCACTATACTAAGAAATGTAAAGGAAGATGGAGTTTAATTTTTCTGACATTATTGACATGCTCGACGGAGAAGAATTCGACGAGAAGCCTGTTGATTTAAGAACTTTTGTTAAAAGCCCACAGTACTTGGGCTTACCAGAGTTGTCAGAATATCAGTATACTCTAATTGAAAAAAGCTCTCAGATTTATAAAGAAGCAACACTGATAAAACTCTTTGGCGAAGAAGAGGGAAAAAGAAAATTTAAGCAGACTGCCAGCGAAGTTATTGCCCAACTAGGCAAAGGTTCTGGCAAAGATTATTGCTCTACAATTGCAGTATCGTATATAGTTTATCTACTGCTGTGCCTTAAGGACCCAGCATCTTATTACGGAAAACCACCTGGAGACTCAATAGATATTATCAATATTGCTATTAACGCTCAACAGGCTAGCAACGTTTTCTTCAAAGGATTTAGAACCCGCATAGATAAGTCTCCTTGGTTTGTAGGAAAGTA